ATGATGTCGACAGGTTGCATCGGGTATCACCCTGTTCCGTATAGCCGGGCGCCCAAACCTTTCGACGTCATGGCCGCAGGTGTTTTCTTCGTCAGATCGGCTTTACCACTGCCATGCATCCTGTCGGCCAGCAGGGCTTCGCGAGCCTTTCCGGTAATGGGACTCTTCTTCTTCTTCTTATCCGCGCCGAATAGGCGTTCACCAACGCCCCGTGTTTCCGGGCTGTGCCTAGCCATTGTCTTCCCGCCCATCATTCGGACCCTGAAGGGTCTTTGACTTGCCGTAAATCCGCTCGCCGAGGCTCCGAGTGTCCTTCGGCTTCTTCTTGCCTTTACGAGCAGGCAATTTGCCGCCTGGATCAGCCTTCATGAATTCTTTCCCCACTTTCTTTGGGATGCCTATGTTCGATTTGCCTTGAGCCGCTGCCGCCATAGCGCCGCGTTGGGCCTGGCTTACGTTAGGCACTGTATGCCTCCTCGTTAAAAAGGGACGGGCCGGGCGCACCTTTGCGAGTAACGCCCGACCCGTCAGTTTACGCCGGAGTTCCCGACGCTTTGGCCTCCGCCAAACTTGTCACTTTGGCTTTCCCGCCGCGCCCGGTCTTGTCGGACATATCCACGAAGGATTGAATTTCTTCCTGCGGAGCGAAGCCCAGCACGGTCAGGGACGGCTTAACCGCTACCCCTGGCGTGATCGGCAGGCGATCCAAAGGCGTCAATGTGGCCTCGGGATGGGCTGTGTAATACGCCTTCATCATGTCCTGAGCTGCTGCGTTCATCGCCTCGAGGTGCGGCCCGGGTTCTCCGTCGAACTCGATAACCGCGCCCTCTTTGACGTACCAGGGCTCAATGAAGGAGCCTTGCAGCACCCTATACTTCGGGATGGAGGCTTCTCGGCGATCCGCCTCGCGTTCTTCCTCGCGACGTTCCGCCTTGATTTCCTCCTCACGCCGTTCCACCTTGGAACGTTCCGTACCTTCTTTTTCGTCGGTCATACCAACCTCCTTACGCCACGACGAAGTTCGCGCGGTAGATCAACCGTTCCTCGCGATCCGCGTTCAGGTACGCCAACAGAGTGCCCCCGGTGAACGGGCCGCCGGCCACCACGTAGTTCAGCCGGGCGTACCGAGGCGGGGCGGCATCACCTGCCGGATAGTTCGCCTGGATGACAGGCCAGGCGTACCGGGCGATCCGGGCGCCGACGACCAGGCTGGCCAGAGGAATGGCGTCAGTCTCGGCAATCGTGTAGTACGTTCCGGGCGTGTTGTTCCCGGCATCCGGCGCCTCCTGCACCTGAATTTGTAACGTTCCGGCTCCCGCAAACGGGACAAGGACGTCGACGTGGATCTCCTGGTCATACGCAATGCCTGCCCCAATGTCCCGGCCCGCAAGCAGGTCGAGAACGTTGGTGGAGGCCCGGCTGACGGTCAGCGGAGCGCCGACTGGAGGGATAAGGGTTCCGTCAAAAACGAGGTTTCCGTCGATCATTACGATCTCTCCTTAAACGACACGGCTTTCAGAGGTCGTCAGTGCGTCGACGATCCTGATCGGGATACCACGGAACGTGGTGACGGCCTCGCCGTCCCACTCTTCCATCTTCAGGAGAACGTTCGTCTTGTTCATGGCCTGAAGGTCGAGATACGTGGCAAGGGTACGGTTCATGTACAGGGCCGAACGGCCCATTACAATTTTGTCCGGGGCGTCAGAGTCCTGCACTGGGCCGACGCCTGCGGGTTGAACGGGCGTCCGTTGCACCATCCTCACCAGCGTGTTAATCAAGTTGGCGCCAGAGCCGCCGGCGAGGGACGGAACGTCAACGTTGCAGGCACGCACGGCGAACCGCCAGTCGTGAATGGCCAGGCCCAGCTTCCAGCACAGGTAGTCCCGATAAACCGGGAGCTGCATTTGGGGAGTGGAATTGTCCAGGCCCCACCCCTTCCCGTAGTCCTCGTGCTTCAGCCCGGCAGACGAGCCCTTTGGGAACAGGGCATGAATGTGCTTCGGCCCCCAGGTAAGGAGCCACATGGAACTGTTGGTGTTCCCGGTTCCCGCGCAGTCGATCACGTTCTGGGCGATTGGGGAAGTCGCCGGGTTGATGGTGTTGTAGATGTTACTCAGGCCGGTGATCTGAGTCGGGTCGGTGGACCTGTTCGCATAAAAGAGGTCGGTAGCGACAAGTTGCCCCATGCCCTCCATATGCAAGGCGATCTCCTGAGCGCGCAACTCGGCAAGATTGCCGCCCAGTTCTGCGAGACTCGCATCATATTGCACCCAGTCCGCGTACTCCATGCAGACCGCAGTCTGCTTGGCGACGCCTGCCATCGTGATCGGCACGCCAACGTTGTAGGCGCGGCGAGCGGGCGTGGGCAGCTTGACAACTTGCGTATACTCATACGCGTTGCCACTCTGGCACTCTACTGTCAGCATGTCTTCGACAATGCCGTTCTTCTGACTCAGCAGATCGACCAGAGTCGCGATCTTACCGGTCGGGTCATGGCGCAGCGCCCACTCGGAGTAGGTGAATGCGCCTGGGGTGATGATAGCCATTTGGCTTCCCTAGGGTTGAGGTTGTTCCTGATACTTACCGTCGTACAGAATTTGGCCCATAGTCTTGGGGCCACCGCGCATCGCACCGAGGCCCGGAACAGGCGCACCCTCTTCGAGGGCCTGAGCCATCTTCCACACGAACTTGATAATGGCAGGGTTCCATCCAGCCGCCGTCACCTCAAAGGCAACGCGGGCTTCATCCGAGCCATACTCATCCAGGGCACGACCGATAGTCGTTTGCACGGCTTCGGTCTTGTCCCCGCCAAGGTCCGGATCGGACGCAATGTCCCCTTTCCACTTATCAATCACTTGATCCCACGCCTTCTGTTGGGCGGCGCCCACACTTTCGACGTAGGCCTTACTTGCTTCACTGTACAGATCGACCAGGCCCTGAGCTTGTTCAGTGTTCCACCCTTCCTTCTCGGCAAAGGTGGAGAACTTCTCCATGAGTCCCGCGTCTACTTCCATACCCTCGGGAAGCTTAATCGCCTCAGCAAGCTGAGCGGCACTAAGAGGCTTGGCCTCTTCGTCTTTGGTGCCTTCCGGGGCGTCATCGCCACCTTCCGGCTTAACTTCTTCGGTCGGAGCGGGCGCCCGGGCCGTTCCTAAAGGGGAACCCTCCCTAGGAGCCGTCAACTCCGGGTTCAGGTCCGGCTTCGGGGCTGTCTCCGTACTCGTTGGCGGTATTAGGACGTCCGACATTCTCTTTCTCCAGTTTCGTGTTCTCCTCCATCGCCAGGACATACTCCTTGGAACAGAGGCGCATTACGTTCGCCAACAGGCGTAGGCCGACATTCCGCTCGCCCCCGGCAAAGTACGTTCTGCGTTCGGCGTCTTCCCCGAAGTAATTGATCGTAGTGAAGATGTGCATGGAGGCCAACTCGAGCCAGATCCACCTCCGGCCGATTTGGTCCGACATAAGTCGCCGGATTACGGTCTCCGTGATCTGCCGATCGACCTGGCTGCGCGAGCGTTTGCGCGATACGCCTTTGTCGTCGTCTGTGGCGAAGTCAGGCATGGAGCTGCGCTCCAGTTAGGTATGTATGTATCCCCCGGGGATACGTATGGCCGCTTTGCGTCATGCCGCCACTCCTTGTGGCCCGAAGGTCTGTTGTTGGCCTGGCATCATGGGAGGGCCGCCGGCTCCGCCTCCACCCGTCATAGCCGCCAGGGCGTTCATGCCGCCTCCAACATCCGTCTTCGACAGGGTTGCCGCTGCCTGCGTAGCGGCCATCGCCTCTTGCTGCGCCTGCTGTTGCTGTTGTTGTTGCTGACGCACCTGTCGGACCTGGAGGGTCGCCTGGGTACTCCGGATGATGGTGGGCTGGACGCTAAGAGCGTCTGCGTAGTAGTCTACGGCTTCGTCGAAGTCCACCTTATCCAGAGTGTCAGGATTAATACCAGCAATGTTGCCAACAAGGGCAAGCAGCCGTTCAATGGCAGCCGTGCTAGCCGCCCTTTGAGCCTCAGCCAGCATCGAAACATATTGGACATTAAGGGCCTGGCCTTGGATCTCCTGGGGTGCGGGCGGAAGCAGGCCCCGCCGGGCCATAATCGCGAACACTCTGTCGATCACCGGGTCGAGAACCTCGTTCTCAAACCTCTCAATAACCGGGCCAAGTTGGATCAGCTTTTCTTCCCGCCGGGCGTCAATCTCAGTCGCGGTCCGAACGGTGTCGAGTTGACTAATCATCATAAACAGGTCGACGAAGAACACGGACTTAACGCGGTTCTGAACCTCAGAAATGTCCTCCCGCATGTCGGCCAAATTAGGATTGACCTGGTAAACCGGAGCAAAGCCTTCCTTGCCCAGGTCGTTCACGTAGGTGATGGCCCCAGGGAGGATAGACGCTGGTTCGTTCCGCATGGAGGGCGTCGCCTTCATCGGCGGCCGAACTATCTTGTCAATGGCCTCGCCTTTGCGTCGCTGTTGGACCTGAAGCTGGTTGACCGCAGGCATTCCGTCCATGCCGGGGCTGCGGCCGTAGGCATCGTTGGACACGACGTCCCACCGGGCTGCGATGTGGATTTGGTCATTATAACCACTCGCTCGTAAGAGCGCGCCGCCCTGGGCGTTCTGTTCCCAATAAACCTCACGCCACTTGAACTTCTTAGGAACCAACCAGCCTAACGGCTTCTCCCCGTCGTACATACAAGTATTTGGTTCGATGATGTGCTGAACAACCACTTCCCGCGTAAGGTTGGAACCACCCGACATGTAGCCCTGGCGACTTGACGCCGAAACGGCGGGCATACCGAACTGCTTTACCAATTGGGAAAGGTTAAGTGTGAACTCCCGAGCAAACACATCGACCGCAAGGCGGTCTGAGACGTCAATGAAGAACTCGCCAAGGCAGGGGTTGTAACACCGGATTACGTCTTCATGGTCCTCGTAGATCAACATGGTGGCACTGCCGAACACGCCGTTATCGTGGTAGAGGACGCCGAGCGCCTGGTAGAAGTTGCTTTCAGCAAGGACTCGGGCAATCCGCCGCTCGCACTCGGCCAGCCACTCCTTCGCCGGGCCGTAGTCCACAAATTGCAGGTCGTGGAAGCCGAGCTTGAACCAAGGCTTTGTGGGGCTGGTCAGCCCACTCATCATCCCGGCGGACAGGGTCCGGGCGGCTAGAACGCCCGTTTCATCCACGATACTTGTGTTGATCTGGGTGCCCCGGTTCCACTGGTTCGGCGTCACGAACCACTTGTACCGCCGGGGCAGATAAACCTCGGCCAGCCGTGCCCAGTGTGCCCACCAAGTTAACCGCGTGCTTCGCATCCCCTCAATCCGGGCGTGCATCTGCTGGCGGTACTTCTGTATGAGAACAGGGTTCTGGCGGGAAAGGTCTATCATCAGCTTCGCTGAATGCCTTAGTCAAATTTTGGGGCGGGGGGCACTAAGACGTAGTGAGTATCCGTTCCGTTACTGACCGAGGAGGGTCTTAAAGCCCTGC